GGATATTGATGATCCGAGGACAGAGGCGACTTGGCCGGACAGGTACCCGATGGAGTGGATACGCAGGGAACGGGATAAGTTTGAGCGCGCCGGGCAGCTGCGGGGGTTCTTGCAGGAATATATGCTGATGGCGGTGGATAGCCAGAACAAGCCGTTCGAGGATAGGCACTTGGGCGAAGTCATGTTTGACCCGGCTCCGTGGTTACCGAAGACGATGATAGTGGATCCGGCGCGGACGACGGATGTGAAGAAGTCGGACCGGACCGGGCGCGTCGTGGTCAGCCGCATGGGGTCCAAGGTGTATGTGCATGCCAGTTCAGGGGAGTACTGGCGGCCTGACCAGGTGATCGACGACTGCTTCGCAACTTCCAGGAAGTTCGGGGAGGCAACTGTCGCCATCGAGAAGAACAGTCTGGACGAATGGTTGTTGCAACCCATGCGCGCCGCTATGCTAAGCCGGGGCAGGTCGCTGAGCTTGAAGCCCCTGCAAGCGCCGCAGAACATGGACAAAACCCAGTTCATCATGGGACTGCAACCGTTCTTCGAAGCGGGGGACATCGTGCTGGTTGGCGGCAGGGGAGCGCACCAGCAGCTGGTGGCCGAACTGTTGAACTTTCCGTCGGGCAAGAGGGATATCGTCAACGCGCTGGCGTATGTGCTGCGGGTGTACACCGGCACAGCGGTGTATGAGGATTTCGGGCCGTGGAACTTCGTGGCGGAGTATGAGCCGCCGCAGGGCACGCAATTGGCGCTGGCGTTTAACGCGTCGGTCAACGAGACGACGGCGGCGCTGGTGGCGGTAGAGGGTGAGCGGCTTGTCGTGCTGGCCGACTGGGCCAGTCCCGTGTCGCCGGCAGATGCCGTGCCGGACATCTTGGCGGTGGTGAGGGCGGTGTATCCCGGGCGCCGGTTGTCCTGCTGGGTGACGGGCGACGTGGCCGACCAGAAGGACAGACTACCTTTGATGAACGCGTTGCGATCGGCCAACTTGCCCGCGCACAGAGGAGGTTATGCGTCTGTCGCAAGAGGCGCGCTGTCGCCGCTGATCCGAACGGAGGTGCGCGGCAAGCGGCTATTGCTGGTGACGCCGGACGCCAAGCACACGGGGAACGCGATGGCGGGAGGGTACAACTACCCCCTTGGGCGAGACCTGCGCGTATCGGGGGGACCTGAGCGCGGACCGCATAGAACGTTAATTGAAGGACTGGAAGCACTTGCCGCTAGCATTTGCGATAACGTTAGTGATATATTGCCGGATAACGCCCATATGGGTACCAATCCGCAGGGCGTCCAGTACATGACATCGCTACCAAGGAGAAGATAATGGCTGTTTCCAAGAGCATCACACCTAAAGCACCGTCGCAAAAGCCGACGGATTTCTACAAGTTGAAGCAGCAAGGCGGCTCGCACGGCAAGCCGCAATCGGTACCTGAGAAACAATCAGGCGGCCCGATGCGTGAACAAATGTCGCGGAAAGGACTGTGACCGTGAGCATTCAAGACGATATCGCGGCAGACCAGGCCGCCATCACCGCCGCGCAAGCTGCATTGGACGCCGCACACGCCAAGATGGCAGTCGACCAGGCAGCGCTGTCGGCCATCCAGCCTCATCTGTCGATGTGGGATGAAGTCGTGACTGAAGCGGAGAAGTTGGGAGCGGATATCGCCGCGCCTATTCTTGCTCTGGCTGCGCAAGCAAAAACATTACTGGAGGGTTGATCATGGCTAAGCTACCTGAGCGCGGTATGCGTACCGCCAAGAATCGCGGCGAGTCTGGAAAGAACTGGTCGAAGTCGGTCGACATGCGTTCGGGTGGCGTCTATGACAAGTCGTCCAAGAAACCGGAACCTGACGACAGACCCGCCCGCACACCGAAGGAACGCAACACCGGCACCACGGCGGCGAAGCGTCTGGCCGGTAAAGTGATCGGCTGATGGCGCGCGCAAAGAAAGACGCCGACGATATCAAAGTCGGCAAAGTCGACTCCCGGGCGATCGATGCCGAAAAACTCGGCGAGGACATAGAGAATTGGGCAGACCAGCCCGATTCCGACGCCTATATGGACGCCGAAAAGCTGTACCCGAAAATAGCCAAGTGCTACGAGAACAAGCAAACCCAGATGGACAACATCCAGGACTACTGGAATATCTATCAGGCCAGCCCGGACGAGAACCAGCAGTATTCCGGCAACTCTCTTTGTTACATCCCCGCCGTTCGCGACTGCATCAATGCCCGCATAAAACGTACGATTGCGCAGTTATTCCCCGCCAACTACAAGCACGTCGATGCCGTGGGACCCACAGGCGATACCCCTTTCGCGCAAATGTCCCTGCTTGAGCACTACATCCGCAAATGCGGATTGAAAGACGTCATACGCGCCGACCTGCTGGCGGGAGACGTGACGGGGCAATGGAACCTGTATATTGACTGGACCAAGTCGACCAGGCGCGTGACCGAGGTGATCAAGCGCCCCCCGACGCTGACCTCTGCCGACGGTCAGATATCGGTGGAAGACATCACCGCCGAAGACGAATACGACATCGAGAGCAAGGAAGTCATCGACGAAGGCCCGGACATCGTGCCTTTCGCAACGGAAGACATGGTTTTTTACCCTCCTACCTGCAACTCCGTGGAAGAGGCGACGGCAACATGCATCCGGCTGCGCATGTCGAAGGAGAAACTGGAGCAATTGGTCGACGAGGGTGTTTTCATCGGCGTCACCGCCAAGGAAGTAATAGACCGTATCGCGCAACCTTCCGGCAAAGAAAAGTACGTGCCGCCGAAGAAGCGCACGCAGGACGCCGGCGTTCGGACGGAAGGAACATACAAGTACGCGTTGATCTATGAGGTTCACACTAATCTGGACCTTGGCAACGGGTACGAAGAGCCGGCGTACATCTACTACGCCGGCCCGAACGAGATTTTAGGCATTATTCGTAATCCGTTCTGGGGTGGGAAGCGCCCGATTCTCAGCGCGCCCATAGAGCGCATTCAGGGATCGGCGTACGGCGTATCAAAGATAGAGCCGGTCAAATACCTGCAATGGAACTTGAACGACTACTTCAACATGGGCCAGGATTCGGCGCAATATGCGCTGCTGCCTATCGTGATGACCGACCCGCTGGCGCAACCGAACTATCAAAGCATGGTAATGGGGCTGGCCGCCGTCTGGCTGGCAAACCCGAACAGCACGAAATTCGCGACTTTCCCGCCACTATGGAAAGACGCGATGCAGTTGTGCGCGGGCATCAAGCAACAGATTCAAGAATCGATGGACGTCAACGAGGCCATGTTGGGCAAGGCACCGCAAGGCCGCAAGAACCAAGCGCAGCAGGCTGCCGCGTCGCAGTCGCAAGAAACAAACATCGTCGACCACGCCAAGCGCTACGAGGAAGTCATTCTCAACCCGCTTCTTGAGCGCATATTCGAATTGGATCGCCAATTCCGCACCAAGGACCTGACGATTGCCACCATGGGCGAAGTCGGAACCGAAAAACGGTTGCAGGAAATCCCGCCGCAAGCCTTTGGGGAACGCTACTTCTTCCGCTGGTCGGGCACCTCCTTCCAGATGGGAATGCAGCGTATCCAGCAGATGATTGCGTGGATGAACGTCATGCGCGGCATCCCGCCGCAGCAGTTGAACGGTCGGCGGCTGGATATCACCCCTATCCTGGAGTATGGTACGGGTCAGATTTTCGGCGTTGAAGTGGCTCCGAAAATCCTCATCGATGAGCGAAATCTGTTCCACGTAGAGCCATCGGAAGAGAACCTGATGATGCACAACGGCCTCCCTGCCGAATTGCACCCGGCAGACGACGATGCCCGCCATATTCAGGAGCACCAGCAAGGCGCGGTGTTGACGGGCGACCCGCAAGGGCTTTTCCGTGCGCATATTCAGGCGCACCAGCAAGCCATGCAAGCCAAGCAACAGAAAGCGATGGGCCAACAGCAACCAGGACAGCAGGGCGTTCCCGGTGGTCAAGGCCCAGGGGTTGCGGGTACGCCGCGCCCCGGCGCGCAGCCCGGCCAGCCACGTCCGCAACAGCCGCCCGGCGCAATCCACCCTGACCAGATGGCAGACCCGCAGGCGATGCCGCGATGAATAATTTCACCGCCAGGTCGACGCCGTGGGGCACCGTGCAGGTCGGCCCCTATTTCGAATTGCTCCCACAAGAGATGCAGATAGCGGTGCTCGCACACGAAGAGGGGCACATATTTCATAAACACGCGTTAAAGCGCATACTTTGGGTAATTTCTCTTTGTGCGTTCTTCAACAAGGAAAAATACTGGTTGATGTGCGAGGCGCAAGAACTGGAAGCGGATAAGTACGCCGCAGACCACGGCCATGCAAGAGGGCTGGCGGCGTACTTGAAGCTTCTAACAAATGAGAAAAAACTAGGCTACCCGTTGAACGGCGAACGAATCAAGAGGCTACTGTGAGCGATCTTTACCCAATTACCGCACCGCAAGTTACCGCAGCCGGCGGGGAGCTAACGCAAATCAGCGTTCAATTGGCGTTTAACACCCTGACCGCCGCAATTCGCACAGCGTTAAATACGATCGGTTCCGACCCAACAGGCCCCGCAGGCGGTGACTTGTCGGGAAATTACCCGAATCCGACAGTGGCCGCAGTGCATGCCACCGGCGGGACTATCGACGGCGTGACTATCGGCACGGTAGTTCCGGAACCCGGTACTTTCACCACGCTGGCGGCGTCGTCCCTCACTTTGACGACCGCGCTGGCGATTTCTCAAGGCGGCACTGGCGCGACAACACAAGCCGCAGCGTTGTCCAACATTCTGGGCGCGTCGGCTGTTCCGATCGCGAATGGCGGGACGGGCGCAACGACGCAAGCCGCAGCGCTGACCAATATCTTGGGGGCGTCACTAATCCCTATCGCGAACGGTGGAACAAACGCGTCTACGGCTGCCGGCGCGAGAACGAATCTGGGGCTGGGCACAATCGCCACCCAGAACGCGAACGCGGTAGCGGTTACCGGCGGGACCATAGACGGCACTGCTGTTGGCGCGACGACGCCATCCACAGGAGCTTTCACCACACTGACAGCCACGACACCTGTTGGCGTCGCCAGCGGCGGCACGGGCCGCGCAACACTCACGGCGCACGGAGTTCTCCTTGGCGAGGGCACCGCCGCTATCAATCAAACTTCAGCGGGCACGACAGGACAAGCACTGATAAGCCAGGGGGCATCCTCGGACCCGATATTCGGCGCACCTACGGGAGCGTTGATCAATGTCCAAAGAATTACGGCGACAGGCACCTACACGGCGACCACCGGAACCAATAGCGTAATAATCGAGCTATTGGGCGGCGGCGGGGCGGGGGGCGGTTCGGTCGCGACCGCTGCGGCGCAGCAATCGTGCGCGGGTAGCGGGGCGGCGGGGGCTTTCTGCAAAACACGTTTAACTTCCGGGTTTTCGGGGCAAACAGTAACGATAGGTGCGGGGGGAACACCGGCGGCGGGGGCTGTTGGGGGCAACGGGGCCCAATCCAGCTTCGGGGCGATACTGACGGCACCAGGAGGAGGCGGGGGGCAGATTTCCGCTGCCACCGCGACGACGTCATCTGCCGATGCGAGTGGCGGGACTCCTGCCGCCATAGCAACGGGAGGGACCTTGGTCAATGCGAGAGGTACAGGAGGCGGCGGCGCTGCTGCTATTCTTGGCGCGGCTTTTCCGCGTAACCCCGGCGCGGGAACTTTGTACGGCGGGGGCGGCGATGCTGTCGCCAACGGCAACGGTAACGCCGCCGGCGGGTTTGGTTCGGGAGGCGGTGGAAATATTCTTACTGCGAGTATGGCGGCCGTATCAGGAGGCGCGGGTGCGCCAGGCGTTTGCATCATTTATGAGTACGCGTAATTGACTTATATTACTAAAAGTAGTAAAACCCTCTTAAATATTTCTTGGAGATTATTGTGCAAAAAACTTCCCTCGCCGCGTTAATCGGCTCGATTTTCCCGGCCATCGCCGGGGGTCCCGTATCCGTAACGGATATCGGCGCAATGCCCGACCAGGCAGCGCTTATCACCACGTTACAGGGGATTAACCCTTTTTCCGCCACGGCGTTCAACGCCGTTGCGACGAACTCGCCGGTTACGCTTACGAGTTCCCAAATGTCGGCAGGCCAGGACAGCGTCATCAATTTGACGGGCACGGCGGGCACCGCAACAGTGCCGACAGCCGCTATTTTTATAGCGGGACTCCCGCCGGTGGCGCAAGTCGTCGGCGCGTCTGGCGTGCTGCGTATCATCGGCACTACGGGAACGTGGACGGTAACGACAGCCACAGGGTGGACTCTGACGGGAACGATGACAATTGCCGTCGGCACTTTCCGGGATTTCATTTGGACGGTAACGGGCGTTGGGGCATCCGCAGCGGTAACCCTGCAACAAATCGGCACGGGGACAACATCGTGAACGATTACCTTAAGAAGCTTCTTGCAAGCTTGTTTCCGGCGGTCGACGATGACGACCTGCCGGAACTTCCCGACGACGCGCCGGACGACGAGCCGGTAGACGAGCCCGACGACGATCAGGTAGACGACATAGTCGACGACGAACCGGAAGAACGCCCGCGCCGTGCGGCATCACGCGATACCAGCGGCACCCGCGAAATGCAAGCGGCATTGGAGCGCGCCCGGCGTCTTGAAGAGGATGTAGAGAACCTGAAGCGTAGCTCAGGCGCACCTTCGGAAGATCAACGCACACGGCAGGAAGAGGATAGGCAGCTAGCCGACCCGAACGTCAATGAACTGACGAAGTGGCAGATTAACGCCAATCGCACTTTGCGCGAAACGCAAGGCGCTGCCAAGCAGGCATTGATGCAAGCACAGGACATGCAGGACCGCGCCGCTTTCATGTCGAAGGCGACAAGCGACCCGCGCCGCGCCAAGTATCAGGACCGCGTCGAGAAAGAATTGACGACGTTGCGATCCAAAGGGCAGAATGTCGACCGCGAAACGCTGTATTTTTACCAGTTAGGTAAAGACATCGCGGAAGGCAAACTGAAAGCCGCGCCGAAGAAAGCGTCGGCGGCTGCGAACGTGCCACGGGGTAAAACTCCTGCGGCGAGAAGCGATGTTCGTTCCAAGGGCAATAACCGAAGTGCATCGGGCGCACGTGAGCGCTTGATGGACAAACCGATTTAACCACCAAAAAGGATGACCATGAAGACCTTTTACCTTGCCATCCTCGCGGTGGCGCACAGCTTGTTTCCGCAGGTGACAAACGCTTCAACCAGCTTTACCGCTGACGTTGAAGCATACATCCAAGAGGAAGTCGAGCCTTTGGCGCGCCGCCAACTGGTCGCGTACCAGTTCGGCAAGCCATTGCATCTCGATACCAATCGCGGCACGACTTACACGGCTTCGCGTTATACCCGCCTGCCGCTGCCGTTTGCGCCGCTGCAAGAAGGCGTTGCGCCACCGGGCGAAGCGATGACCCTGCAACAAGTTACCGCTACGGCACAGCAATGGGGCGATCGCGTCATCATCACCGACGTGGCGAACCTGACGATCAAGCATCCGCTGTTCCAACAAGCTTGCGAATTGGTGGGGTTGCAGATGCCGGAAACCTTGGAGCGCAACACCCTGAACACCCTCATGTCGGCCACACAGGTCAACTTCGCCAACGGAAAATCTAGCCGGGCGAACTTGCTGGCTACCGACGTCATGACGCCGCACGAAAACAACCGTATCGTGGGCACTATGCTTACCTACGGTGTGCCGCGCTTCATGGGCGACGAACGCGAGGACATGATGATCGAAGCGGGTTCGTACCGCGATCCTTCGAAATCGCCTGCGGTCATGCAACACTATGTCGCGTTGATCCACCCGCTATCGGCTCAGGACATGCGTGAAAATACCGTCGTGGTCAACGCGTGGTCTTATAGCGACGTCAATCGCTTGTATAACAACGAACTCGGACCCTTCGGCGGTGCGCGGTACGTCGAGACAAACTTCATGCCTTACTTCGTAGGCAATGCCGCTATCCAGGGCACGGCGTCGGCGTCCGGCGGCGCGTTGGCGACTAACGCGGGCTACCAGATCATCGTGACCGCTTCGCCGTCGCAAACTTCGGTAGAGCAGCAAATCTACCAGGTATCGAACGCGATCAGCGTAACGGGCCCAACGGGTTCCATTTCTGTTGTATTGCCACAGCTGGTGGGTTATACCTTCAGCATTTACATTGGTACTTCGGCCAATCCTGCGAATCTGGCGTTGTCGCCTTCGGGTCCTACCGTCGGCGCTTTGGCAGGCCAGGCTACCCAGTTGGCACCTAACCAAACCGTTACCTTGACCGGTATCGGCGTGGCGCAAACCCCGCCTGCGGCACCGGCGACGGGCGTAACCGTGTTCCCGACGATCTTCATCGGCAATCACAGTTACGGCCAGGTACTGCTGGAAAACCCAGAATTCCACTACCTGACCGGCGCCGATAAGTCGGACCCGTTGAACCAAACCCGTGTAGTTTCGTGGAAGGTGTTTTACGGTTCGATCATCTTGAATCAAGCCTTCCTTGCGCGTGTTGAAGCAGGTTCCGCATTCTCCGCGACATACACCGCAGGCACAGTAACTACGCCGTAATAACGTCCGGGGCTTCGGCCCCGGTTTTTTAACTAGCTGGGGATAGCAAAAATGGCTACACGCGCACCGGGCGGGGATACACCCGTACCTGAAAAACCAAAAGAAGAAATCAAAGAAGTACCGAACACGGAGGCGTCGTTTAAACAACGAATAGCCGAACTGGAAGCGCAACTCGCGGCTTCTAAAACCGCTGAGGAAAAAGCACTTGAGCAAGCGGCGCACAACGCCGCCGCCGCGCAAAGTGTTCTCTTGTTCAACTCCACAACCACCGAAATTCACATGGGTAAGAATGCGGATGGAAAAGACTTGTGGAAATACAAAATCGACCTGCCACCTTCAGGTGGCACGGATATCAAAGTGAACATGATCCCCTACTACCACGGGGAGACATACACCTTTGAGACGGACTTGCTGCGTACGATCAAGGAGATCGTGCAACGCTCTTGGGGGCACGAAGCAAGCATCCAGGGCAGCAATGAGAATTTTTACCGTCGCGAAATGAACAAAACTATCAGCGGAAGAGGACGATAATATGAACAAAGAAGTAATGGACATCGGCGCAGCGCCGATCACAGGCAATTTTGAAATCACTCTGCCGGCGCCGAACGGCGCAAGCTTGCGCATTACGGGGTACGTGTACGCTGGGGAAGATACCGTGTCACTGCATGAGCGCATGGATATCTGCCGCGAAGCGCTATTGCGGCAGCAGCAGGTTCTTGAGAAGCCCGTGCTCGAAGAGCGCGTAAAAATGCTCAAGGAGCAAGAAGCGCATATCGAAAAAGCGTATCTCGACCTGCTGGAAAAGAACAACGTCCGTAAACTCCCAGTTTCGGAGTCGCAGCACCTGCAAAACTACCCGACGCAACTGAAGCAGATCAAAGCCGAAATTAGCAAAGGCGAAGAAAAGCTGAAAGCGATCGAGGTTGCATAATGGCGCTCACTGCAAGCCAGATTGTTACCTACGCCCTCCAAATTGCGAAATGCCCCGGCTTTACGCAACAAGGGGGGCAATCGCTCAATCTGGTCTTGCAGGACTTGGTTTTGCATCGGGATTTAAAAATAAATCGCGTAACGAACACGATCACGGTGCAAGCAAATAACAACGGGCCTTTTAATCTCGAAGCCGATTACTTGCGCACCTACGATTTATTCTTTTCGCAAAATAATCTGCCGTATTTCCTGCATCCTATTTCGATGGAGGAATACGACCAAGAGTTTAAAGACCCTTCCATTGCGAATTATCCGTATGAATTCGCAACTGACTTATCCCCTCAGGCTACCGGCGGGCTGGGTCTTCTTTTTATTTACCCGCAATCGTCAGGCATTATCCAACTGACGCACCGCTACATGTTGCAACGTGCGGATATCGCGTCTCCCGAAACATCGTCGATGGTTCCGTGGTTTCCAGATACGGATTACCTGATCCACGCGACTGCGTACAGGATGATGAGGATTACGGACGACGCGCGGCATGACAGCTTTGTAGCTGAAGCCGATAAGATGCTGCGTATCCACTTGATCATGGAAGGCGATGAGCAATCGGTAGTTAAGTCCGTCCGACTTGACCCGCGCCGATTCCACACGAACAGAACGCTTAAACCCACAAAAGTTACAGGTTAGGGGCGCGTATGCCGATTCCTAAATCCTACCCCGTAAGGTTCACCCCAAAGGGAATATGCGACGCATTCGACGCAACAGACACCTTTCCGGGTGCATGCAGCGTGTTGCAAAATCTCATCTTCGATCAAGCGAACCCGGAATTGATGACCGCGCGCCCCGGCGTAGGGACGGCGATAACGACGTTTCCGGGCTTTACAACGCCGGGTTTCGTGTCGATTCACGTAACGCTAGGGACATTGACTTTCGGCATGATCGCCACCGGCCGTAATGCGGGGCGAGATGAACCTTTTTGCTACGATAACGCCGCGGGGGCATTTATTACGATAACGGGTGTTACCGCCGCCAACACACCCGTTTCGCCAGCCACGTCAGGGACATGGACCCCGCCGACGATGGCGATGGTAGGGGTGTATCTGCTGATTACCCACCCCGGTTTTAGCGGAACCACAAACGTTTTCGGCGCTATCAATTTGACCAATCCCGCCGCCCCGGTATGGAGCGCGGGGAACCTGACTACAAACCCGCTGCCGGGAGTGCCGACGAACGTCGCCAACTTTAACAACAGGGCGTATTTTAGTTTTGGCAACAAGTTGTTCTATTCGGATTCCTTAAGCCCGCTTGTGGCGACTAACGCAGGGCAATCGCTAACGGTGGGAGATAACACCGCCGTAACTGCTTTGGCTGGTTTGCCGATCACGACAACTTCCAGCGGGGTAGTAGGCGCGCTTGTGGTGTTCAAACCGGCGTCCATGTGGCAGGTAACCGGCGACGCCGCTATCACAAACAGTCTGTCCCAAAATTACCTAACGCTGACAACTGGATGCGTAGCGCCTAGAAGCGTTGTACCCACAAGTTTCGGGCTGGCATTTATCGGCATTTCAGGGCCTTACTTTTTAAGCGGCCTTGGCGCGGTATATCCGATAAATAAGGACTTGAGCGGAGGCGCGCCGTCAGATGTGCAAACGCCTTTCCAGGACACGACAGCCCCCTCTCGCATAGCGGCGGGCTTTCAGGGAAACGTATTCAGGGTCAGCGTTCCGACGACCTCACCGAACGGGAACGTGGTCAATGACTACTGGTTCGATCTATACCGACGTCGGTGGAACGGCCCCCACACCTTCCAATACGATTGCGTGTCGATGGTATCGGGGGCGGCTACCGGCTCCTACTTTCTGCTGTCTTCCGCCGCAAATCCGGGAGCACTCTACAGGGGGCTGGCGCAACCGCAGGCGAATATTGTGCCCACGTATAGCGACGTAGGCGCACCTGTAGAAGTCATCTTGCAGAGTTCGTCTTTCCCAAAAACGGGGCACATGGCCGAAAAGCAAGTAGTGGAGTCGACAATAGAGCTATCCTCTGTTGGCGCGGCGGTGGCGTACAACATGACGGCGTTGTCGCCCACTGGTAACACACTCGGAACAGCGGGTATCACGTCAATGAACCTGGGGGGCATTTGGGGTTCCTTCAATTGGGGGGATGGCACCACGTGGGCGTCGGCGGTAAATATACCCTCTACGTATCGGGTTCCCTGGTCCGCGCCGATAGTATTTAAGAAATTTGTTTTCAATATCACCGCTGTGGCTAATAATAGCGTATCAATCGGTACTTTTTACGCCCGCTATCAGGATTGCGGCTACACACTCATGTAGGAAAAAACATGGCGATCATAGGCACCTTGCCGAATAATATTCAGAATGGGCAATTAGCGGACGCAACGCCGCTAATGGCCGATTTTAATTTCATCGTGAACCAGGTCAACGCGAACGCGAACCCTACGGGGACGCTAACTGCGCCGACAGGCACACGCACGATATTTAATCAGCCTTCTGCGCCGGTGGGCTGGACGCAGGACGTGAGCGCTTCGCTTTCCGATACGGGGATGCGAATAGTCATAGGCGCGGGGGGCACGATGGGGGGTTCCGTACTTTGGTCGAATTGGAATCTAGGAGGCGCTTTTAACCTGACCCCTTTTACGTTATCGATATCACAAATGCCCGCGCATACACACGCGGTAACGGGCGTTACAGGATTTTCGAATCAGTCGTTGAACCACACGCACAGCGGGGCGGAAACGTCGGACCAAAATTTAATCGGTGGCGGGTCTGGTGCCTTCGTCAGGCTAAATACAAGTCCTACGGTGACACAAACGGGCGCTACCGACTTGTCGAACCACAACCACAACATCAACTTCACGTCCGGCACAGCGGGTTCGGGGGCATCTATCACGCCATCCATAACAACCCCGTTAGTAAAATACACCGACATGATCATGTGCATAAAATCATGAAGACTATTTGCCCCCTGCTTAAGAAAGAGTGCGCAGGGCACAATTGCGCGTGGTACACCCACGTAATAGGCAAGGACCCTCAAACAGGCAAGGACATGGATCACTGGGACTGTGCCGTTAAATGGATTCCAGTAATGATCACCGAAGCCGCCAGGCAAACGCATAGCGTTGCTTCTTCCGTGGAATCTATGCGCAATGAGGTAATCCAACGCCAGGATGTTTTAAACAACGCCGTGCAAATAGCGCGTACAGCGCCGCAGCGCTTAAAGGGGGAATGATGATGTTTAAAGACGCATGTGACGGAGCCGCCGTAACGGTGACAGCGGCTTCTCTGCTAGGGTGGTTCCCTGCAATTTCCAGCGTACTAACGATTGCGTGGATGCTTATTAGGATATACGAATCCAAAACAGTGCAGGATTGGCTGAATAAAAAAGGGGATGCGCATGAATATTGATTTCACAAAGCAATTCGAGGGACGCCGTCTTACCGCCTATCCCGATCCGGGTACGGGTGGCGCACCTTGGACCATAGGGGACGGCCACACCAAGGGCGTTAAGGAAGGCGACACCTGCACGCCAGAACAGGCGGACCAGTGGCTAGCCGATGACTTGGCGGTAGCCTGTAGTACGGTGGCGCATTTCGTCAAGGTGCCATTGACGGATAATCAGAAAACGGCTCTGGCCGATTTTGTGTTTAACGTTGGCATGGGGAATTTTGAATCGTCAACGTTACTGAAAAAACTCAACGCAGAGGATTACGAAGGCGCTGCGGATGAGTTTGGGCGATGGATTTATGCAGGAGGTAGAGTACTGCCGGGTTTAGTGAAGCGCAGAGCCGCAGGGGCCGCGCTGTTTAGGCTAGGGATGACATCGCCATGCCAACCCTCCTCGACGTAGCGCTGGCGGTTAAGACA